GTAGCCGGCGCACCGGATGGAATCCGTACCGTGGTCATTGATACGGTAGATTGGCTGGAAAAGCTGATCTTCAAGGCGGTATGTGAAGAAAAGAGCACGCCCAATGCCACATACAACAATATTGAGGACTTCGGATACGGCAAAGGCTACGTTTACGCGAAGCAGAAGATGCAGGGAATCCTTGAAATCCTGGACGTGATCATCAGCCGGGGAATCCATGTGGTGCTGATCTGCCACAGCATGATCCGAAAGTTCGAGCAGCCAGATGAAATGGGCAGTTATGACCGGTACATGCTGAAACTAAACGAGAAGAACATCGCGCCGCTGATCAAGGAATGGGTGGACATGCTGCTGTTCGTAAATTACCGGACAGACATTATCACGGAAGAAAAGACGAAGATCAAGAAGGCCACCGGCGGGAAGAAGCGCGTCATGTATACCACTCACAGCGCATGCTGGGACGCGAAAAACCGGTTCGGCCTGCCGGATGAGATGCCCTTCGAGTTTGATCGGATCGCGCATTTGTTCGGAGATACCAAACAGGTGAAACCTGCGGAGCCTGAAGGAAAGAGCCCTGCTGCTGAAGTCATGACCATGGACAAGGTTCCGGAAATTCCGAAGAAATCAAAGAAGAAGGCGGAACCGGATACCACACGGCCGGAAAGCATGACAAGCGAGAATCCGGAGAAGGATCAGCTGCTGGATCAGCTGTGGAACCTGATGCTGATTCGGCAGATCTATGAACCGCTGGTAATCCAGGCTGTCGTCGCGGAAAAGGGATATTACGACCTGTCCGTGCCGATCAAGGATTATGACAAAGACTTTATTGAGGGTTGCCTCATTGAAGCATGGGACACAGTGCTCGGACTGGCCATGACCAAAATACATGACTTACCATTTTAAGGAGGAATGAACAATGGCGAACACGGAGCAGAAAGTCTTGGACTGGGATGATGAGATCGTTAACGACGGAGAGTACAGCGGAGAGGAATCGGTAATCCTTCCGGAAGGCAACTATCCTTTCGAGGTGATCAAGACGGAGAAGGCATGGTACGACGGATCCGACAAGATCCCGGCCTGCAACATGGCGAAGGTGTTCCTCCGGATCGACGGTGGAGAGCTGGGCAAGGCGTTGTGTGTTGAGAATATCTATCTGCTGGATCGGCTGGAATGGAAAGCTGCCGCGTTCCTGCGTAGCGTCGGCATGAAGAAACACGGCGAGCCCACCCAGTGGCGGAAGCTGGTACAGTGCGACGGCGAAAGCGGCCGGTGCAAGGTCTATGTGGATGAGTACAAGGGGAAAGACGGCCAGATGAAGCAGTCTAACAAGATCAAAAACTTCTTCGACAAGGAAGAGGAAAAGCCGAAGAAGGCGTTCACGAAGGGGGAATTCTGATGATCTGTCCATGGCTCGGAGGCCAGTGCGTAAAGGAAGATTGCGCGCTGTGGGAGCCTGCGAAAAAGAATATTTTCCCGGCAGAATGTTCCATTGCACGCATTCCGTCCGCTTTGGATGATATCGCCAATTATCTGAGCGATATCGCGGTGGACGGAATTGATACCCATATCAGCGAACTGGTGATCAAAGATGACAGACATCAATGAAGCCCGGGAACTGCTCCGGCATATCCCGTGCAGTCAGCTGAATTACCAGGAATGGACGAACATCGGGGCGGCCCTCCACCATGAGGGCCTGCCCTGCTTCCTCTGGGACGAATGGAGCGCCACCGATACCGCCCGATACCATACCGGCGAATGCGAGAAGAAGTGGAGAACGTTCGGGCATTACGGCGGAACGGTGGCCACTATGGGCACTGTATATCACATCGCCCAGGATTACGGATGGACGCCGGCGGACAATATCAAGACATACGGCTGGGACGATATGATCACTGCCGACGAAGAACGGTCCGCTGGATGGTTCCACAGAGATACCGTACAGGACGCGGTGCCTCAGCGACAGGTGGACTACTCGCCGATCCGCGACATCACCGATTATCTGAGCGCGCTTTTTGAGCCTGAGGAGCGGGTCTGCATCGTAACGACAGCCAGCCAGGACGAGGACGGAAAGTGGAGGCCATACGGCGGATCAGCAAGCCGGACATGCAAGCAGCTGCTGGATTGTCTGCAGAAGCACAAGGATACGCCGATCAGCGACACATTCGGAACGACCAATGATGATTCCGGCGTGTGGGTGTGCTTCAATCCCATGGACGGCACCGGCAGGAAGAACAGCAGCGTTACCAGTTTCCGGTATGCGCTGGTAGAGAGCGACGAACAGGACATCGATACACAGTACGCGCTGCTGCAGGATCTGAAGCTGCCGATCAAAGTCCTGGTTCATTCCGGCGGAAAGAGCCTGCACGCGATCGTCAATATTGGCGCGGTGGATTACAAGCAGTATCAGGAACGGGTGGATTACCTGTACACGGTCTGCCGGAAGCGCGGGCTGGTCGTTGATACTCAGGACAAAAACCCGGCACGATTAAGCCGGATGCCAGGATTCAAGCGTGGCGACAGATGGCAGTACATCGTCGGACGGGACATGGGACTCAGCGACTGGGTCGAATGGAACCACTACATCGAGGATGAAATGGTGGAGCCGCTGCAGGTGACGAACCTGGGCGAGATCTGGGAGAACATGCCGCCACTAAAACCGGAGCTGATCGAGGGAATCCTGAGACAGGGACACAAAATGCTGGTTGTGTCATCCAGCAAGGCCGGGAAAACGTTCGCGCTGATCGAGCTTGCTGTGTCCATAGCAGAGGGCCGGCGGTGGATCGGTTTCCGGTGCAAACAGGGCCGCGTGCTGTACCTGAACATGGAACTGGATGAAGCGTCCTTTGATGACCGAATGAAGAAGGTATACGACGCGCTGGAACTGACGAACAAGCACCTTGAAAATATCGATATCGTGCATCTCCGCGGGAAGATCGAGAAACTGGACAAGCTGGTACCGCAGATCAACCGGACGCTGAAGACGAAAGAATACACGGCGGTGATCCTGGACCCGACATACAAACTGGGGATCGGAGACGAAAATGCGGCGGATCAGGTGACGGTTTTCTGTAACGCGATCGATAAGATAGCGAACAGCGGCGTCAGCGTAATCTACGCTCACCATCATTCCAAAGGCGCTCAGGGATCGAAGTCCAGTATGGACCGGGCTTCCGGATCTGGAGTGTTCGCGAGAGACGCGGACGCATTACTGGATATGATCGAGCTCCGGATTCCGGCGGACAGGGTGGACGAAGTTAAAGCGGAATACGGCGACAAGGTGACAGCCTGGCGGATGGATGCGACGCTGCGGGAGTTCCAGAGAATCGAACCGGTGGACCTGTTCTTCAGTTATCCGCTGCATGAATTGGACGCCGGCGGGATCCTGAGAGAGGCGAACCTGGAAGAAAACGAACGCAGCATGGAGAACGGCCGGGAGATGGGCAATCTTGCGAAGAAAGCCCAGAAACAAAACACAAAAGAACGATTGTTCGAGGCGATCAACAGAGACGAAGAAATCGCCGGAAAACGGAAAACTCAGAAAGAATATGCCGATGAATTTGGAGTCACCGAACGAACAATCAGGACGTATCTGAAAGAGTTGGAAGAAGATATCTGAAAACCGGAAAAAAGCGGAAAAACCAGTTTATATAGATATATTTCCTTCCTGTAAGACTGTGTACTTCCTAACCGTGGTAAGGCGCCTGCTGCGCGCGCCTTCCTCCCGGTTAAAAGGAAGTACATAAAAAGGAGTTGCCTATGAAATTTAAGCTGAAAATGATCCCACCGACGGCAACGGCTCAGCAGAAAGGTGAGCAGATCATTGGCGGACGGATTCATCATTACAAAAAGAAAAATGTCCGGCAGGCGGAGGCGATTCTCCGGGACGCACTGCTGCCGTATGTGCCTAAAGAACCGATCATGGACAGGCCGATCATGCTGAGAGTGCTCTGGGAATTTCCGTACCCGAAAAGCGCGAAAAAGCATCAGCCAGGATACTGCCGGAACAAAACAACCCGTCCGGACACAGATAACCTCAACAAGATGCTGAAAGATGTTATGACGGACATGGGTTTCTGGAAAGATGACGCACTGATCAGCACAGAATATATCTGGAAAGTATGGAGCGATGAACCAGGCATCAATATTATGATCGAAGAAATGGAGATGGACTTTCCAGATGACCGAAATTAAACCGTTTATCAAGTGCGTCGACTACTGGCCGGAGGCGATCCCGCCGGAAAAGCTGGCGGCTTACCAGGCAATGATCAGCGCCGGGCAGATCCGGAAGCATCACGTGATCTACAACCGGAAAACCGGAAGCACAGCTGTCGAATATTTTGCCACCGTTCCGCACGAATGGATCCTGCAGGAAATGCGGAAAGCGGAAAAAGCGGAAAAAGCGGAACAGATGATGATGGAATTGGAGTGAGCTGTATTGTCCATCGAAGCCAAGACGAACTTCCTGAACGAGACGGAGAAAGCGCTCAGCTCAGAGATCACCGCCAGAGACCTGACAACGGTGCTGCGGATCCTGTCGGATGTGATGCAGCATTACGACCTGTTTCAGACGCCTACCGGGGAACCGACTAAGGACGATCTGCTGGAATGCTACCTTGCCTCTCAGAAAGTTCACGGGCTGAGCGAAAAAACGATTGATCGGTACCAGTACGTTATCCGCCGGCTGATGAACGCGCTTGGCGTGCCGACGAGACAGGTAACAGTGCACCATATCCGCGGATGGCTGGCCAAGGAACAGGACCGGGGCATTTCGGACGGAACGCTCCGCGGGCTGCGGGACGTGTTCTGCGCGTACTTCGGATGGCTGCACCGGGAAGGACTGATCGAGCGAGATCCCACGGGGAATCTGGATCCGATCAAGTGCCCGAAGAAGCGGAAAGCGATTTATACACCGATCGATATCGAGAAGCTGAACACCAAGTGTACAGAACTGCGGTATTCCATCCGGAATCGGGCCATCGTCGCTTTTCTGAAGTCCACCGGATGCCGGATCAGCGAGATGACCGGGCTGAATCGAGGTGATGTAAACCTGCACAGCCTGGAAGTGGTCGTTACCGGAAAGGGTGACAAGCAACGGAAGGTTTTCATGGACGAAGTGGCCGGGATGCTGCTGAAGGAATACATGGACACCCGGACGGATGACTGCGAGGCGCTGTTCGTCGGCCAGCGGGACGAACGGCTGCAGCCGGGCGGCGTGAGAAGTATGCTGAACAAACTTGCAGACGTTGCGGGAGTAAAACATGTGTATCCGCACAAGTTCCGGCGGACGCTGGCGACGAACCTAAACCGGCGCGGAATGCCGATCCAGGAAGTTGCCGCGATCTTGGGCCATGAAAATCTGGACACAACGATGAAGTATGTAATCCTGAACGATCAAGATTTGAAGAACGATTACCGGAGGTACACATGAGCGTTAAGAGAAAAGCCGCGATACTGTCCGCTATTGATAAATGCGGAAAGCAGGACTGTGACAACTGTCCGTATCTCGGTGGGGCATGTGATATGCCGTTTATCGAATACATCACGCTTCCGGTACATCTGCTGACGGATATCAAAATGGAACTGATGGAACCGGAATCATCTTGGGAAAATGATCCGGATATTCCGGTTCAATGACTTGCGCGGCCAGACGGGTCAGTTTCGGAGGGTACGGAAGGAAATTAAAGGAGGTGAATCCGCTCCTGCCGCCGTGCTTCCGCGTGCAGCTGACGGCCGGTTCAATTCCGGCCCCGCGCTTATCTCGTGAAAGGAAGGTGATATCATGACAAAACGGGAGCTGCTGGAGAACTACCGGCTGCTGGTTATCGAGATTGAAACCCTGGATAAACAATCACGATTTCTTAACCAGTATATTGGTGGGCCTCGTCCTGTCCGATCAGTACAGCTTACGGGTATGCCTCGAGGAACTAATGATCCAGAAGCGGCGATCCTTCAGCAGCAAGACAGCGGAGATGATGTAATATATGTAATAGAAAAGAAGTGCGCCAGACTGCGCGATATGGTGCGAGACTTTGAACGGATCATGGATACCATACCAGACAAGTGGGATGTGATTATCATCAGAGATTATTATGCTTTGGGGATGACTGATTTACAGATAGCAAAGATGCTCAGTTTTAGCCATTCTACAGTATGGAAGCGTAGAACAAATGTGATAAACAACCTAGACAAATAATGATTAAAACAGTTACGAATAAATCATAATCCAGAATAATTGACGTTTATTAAATAAATACGATACAACTAAGCTGCGAAAAGAAGCACCCGGATACAGGGCCCGGGTGTTTTCTTTATGCGGGTGCAACCTGATCACTCCTCGGGCTTGCGGGTCGCACTCATGAAACGGCGAGGCGGGACCAGAGTGCATTCTGACGCAAATATCGAACGATTTTACACAACACAGGCATGGAGATCATGCAGAAAGTCGTTTCTGCAGTCTAGGAATGGGCTCTGTGAGATCTGCCTGGGAAAAGGTCTGATCGTTCCGGCCGCACACGTGCATCACCGGCAACCGATTACGCCGGAGAACCTGAGCAATCCGGAAATCACGCTGAATTACTCAAACCTAATGGCGCTGTGTGAAGAATGTCACCAGGAACAGCACCGGAAGCGGCGGTGGCGATGCGATCCCGACGGACACGTCCGGATATAGCCCCTTAGTCGGAGCGCCGGGTCGCTTCGGCCGCAGG